GATCTGATCCAGTAAAGTTATATGCCATTTCTGAAATAGACGGAGAACAACTTCTTGACTTCAACTTTTCAGATACAATGGCAAAATTTAAAAGCGAACACATTTTGCGCGAAAACTCTTTTGAAGGCTCCGTCTACGGAAACAAAAGAATTGATATTGACCTAGAAGTTGTTGAACGTTTGGTAGAAAAGAAAATGGACTTCTACGAAGATTCAGAAAAGATAAAATTTGTCCATGGAAGCTAATCCAATAAACAAACACAGATTTAATTTGGCTGGTGTCATTCCGGTCGATGGGCAGTCCTTTGATTTTAATTTCCCTTGGCACGACTCTTTAATGCCCATCGGCCAAAACTATTTAGCGATAGAAAAAGCAGTTTTTGACTGTGCAATGGCCGGTTGCGATACAATTTGGCTCGCATGTCCGAAAGACATTCAACCTTTGCTTCGTCACAGATTAGGAGATTATGTTGTTGACCCTTATTATTACTACAAAGAACTTCAATTCGGAAAGTATCCGAAAATTAAAGAAATTCCAATTTACTATGTCCCAATCCATCCAAAGGATGACGGGAGAAGAAATAGTCTTGCTTGGAGCATTTTTACAGGCGCTCATAACGCTTGGGTAGTTAGTCGGAAAATAAGCCGATGGACTGCCCCAGATAAATATTTTGTTTCTTTCCCATACGGAATGTTCTCACCCTATTATATGAGAGGGTTCAGAACAAAGATTAGAAGCGAAGTCCCATTTGCCGCAGCGTTTGAGGGGAAAACGTTTAAAGATGGTTTATTTTTACCCTTTACTTTTGATGGCGAAGATTATATCGCTACAAGAAAAAGATTTCGGACAAAAGAAAAAAGAACCAAAGACAAAGACTTCAAGCCAATTCCAGTTGAAGAAAGATTCTCGGGAAGGTTCTTCTCGCATGATTATATTTTTAAAGGAATTAAGCAAGAAAATCTTGCTATTTTAGAATTGCCATGGTATTATGATGTATCAAGTTGGGAAAGATTAAAAATTTGGTTTTCTTCTGAGAATACACTTGACAAACCAAAAGACTTTATATTATCATATAACAAGTTAAACCCATTAGGAAAGGATATTAATGAAAAAGAGTAGCGTACCATTTGTAGGACTTCACGGACACAGCGGAACTGGTTCGCCATTTGACGGATTGGGCCTCCCATCCGAACATATGGACTATGCCTTCGAAAACGGCAATGATTCTCTTGCTTTAACTGATCATGGGAATATGAATGGCTTCGTCCATCAGGTTCAACATGCCCAAAGAATGCAACAAGAGGGGAAGAACTTTAAACCTATTTTTGGAGTCGAGGCGTATTTTCTTCCGAGTATTAACAAATGGAAAGAAGAGCTTGAGATTGCCAAACAAGACAAGAAGAAGAAAAGAAAGATCGACAGCTCTAAAGCCGGGACAACAATAGAAGACGAGAGCACAAAAAGCCAGACTAAAAACATTCTTAATCGTAGGCGTCATCTTATTTTGCTGGCGCAGAACCAAACGGGCCTTAACAATATCTTTTCTTTAGTCTCTAAGTCATATCAGGCCGATAATTTCTATCGCTTTCCAAGAATGGATTACAAAATGCTGGAAAAGCACAACGAAGGGATCATCGCTGCCAGCGCTTGTCTCGGAGGTATATATGCTGGTAATTATTGGGAAAATAGAGAGAGCGGCCCCGACGCTGTTTTAGATGCTATGCGAGAATCGACAGAAAAAATGGTTTCAGTTTTTGGAGATCGTTGGTATGGAGAGCTTCAATGGAATGGAATCGTAGAACAACACGAGCTTAACAAATATATTATTCAAGTTAGCAACGAGTACGGCCTTTCTTTGATTTCAACAGCAGATAGTCATTACCCAACAAAAGATTCTTGGAAGGACCGAGAACTATATAAAAGATTGGGATTCCTTGGGAAAGGCAAATTTCCTGAGTGGCTTCCTACTGAACTTCCCGCAGATGTTGAAGAAGTTGGTTACGAAGCTTATCCAAAGAATGGCGACGAGATGTGGGAATCCTATAAATATTATTCAGATAAACTTGGCGCTTCATATGATGATGATCTGATTCGAGAGAGCATTGAAAAAACTCATCAAATCGCCCATGAAAGAATCGATTCGTTTATGCCGGATTGTACGGTAAAGTTTCCAGATTTTGTCGTACCGGAAGGTCTCACCGCTGATGATGCTCTTGTTGCGTCTTGCGTTGATGGACTGCGAAATCGAGGATTGAAAGACGACAAAGAATATATTAATAGAGTAAAAGAAGAACTTTATACTATTAGCGAGAGAGGTTTCAGTGAATATTTTTTAACAATGAAGGCCATTTCAGACCGCGCATCCCAATCACAATTGACCGGCGCAGCCAGAGGATCAGCCGCAGGAAGTTTGGTGGCTTATGCTTTGGGTATAACACAGGTAGATCCTATCAAATACAACCTTCTTTTCTCTCGATTTCTGCGGAAAGACGCTACAGACTACCCGGACATCGATTACGATGTTTCCGACCCAATGAAGCTCAAAGAAATGCTCATTGATGAATGGGGAGCAAACACAGTTGTTCCAATTTCTAACTTTAATAAACTTCAACTTCGCTCGCTCATTAAAGATATTTCCAAACTTTATGATATTCCTTTCACTGAGGCAAATTTGGTCACGTCTAAAATGATTCAAGAGGCTACTCCGATAGTTAAAAAGCTCAAGGGAATCAAAGCGGGAGTTTATGCTCCAACTTTTGAAGAAGTTATGGATCATTCCCACAGCTTAAAAAAGTTTTTGAATAAGTATCCAAACATCAAAACGCATGTTGAAGCGCTCGTAGGCGAAGTTCGTTCGGTTTCTCGTCATGCGGGTGGAGTTGTCATTGGAGAAGAGCTTGACAAGCGAATGCCTTTAATTAATAGCGGCGGCGTGACTCAGACTCCTTGGTCAGAAGGTCAACATGTGAGACAACTTGAGCCGATGGGATTTATCAAGTTTGATATTCTTGGACTTTCCACGCTTAAAATGATTGAAGGGGCGATCTATCACATACTAAAACGACATCATAATAATGTAAACCCGTCTTTCGAAGACATTCAAAAGTTTTATAATGAAAATTTACACCCAGATAAAATAGACTTGAACGACCAGAAGGTTTATAAAAACATTTTTCAGAAGGGGAAATGGGCTGGTATATTTCAGTTTACAGAAAAGGGCGCTCAAAGTTTTTGTAAGAGAGTGAAGCCAAAAAGTATTATTGATATTGCAGCAGTTACAAGTATTTACCGACCAGCCGCTTTGAGCGCGAATGTTCACAATCTTTATATGGAAGCACGAACCAATCCAAGCAATATTCGCTATGGCCATGAAATCATTAAAGAAGTTACAAAAGAAACCTATGGCTTTTTAATATTTCAGGAGCAGATTGCTCTGTTGGCTCATAAGCTTGGAAAAGACATCAGCTTGGACGAGGGCAATTCTCTTCGCAAGCTTCTAACTAAAAAGGGCAACAAAAGGAATGGAAAAAAGGAAACAATTCGTAGAAAATTCGTCAAAGGTTGTGAACTTAAGGGAATATCGATCAAAGAGGCAGAAAAGATATGGCAAAGGTTTGAGTATTTCAGCGGCTATGGTTTTAACAAGTCTCATGCTATTTCCTATTCTATTATTTCTTTTCAGTGCGCTTGGCTTTTAAATTATTACGAACCAGAATGGATTGCAAGTTTCCTTGACAAAGAACCCGAGAGTAAAAAAGAAAGAACAATAAATATTACAAAACAATTTGGTTATAAAATCGAACCAATACATATAAACAAATCAGGAGCCGTTTGGGAGATTTCTGAAGATGGAAAAACCCTCATTCAGCCCTTGACATCCATCAAAGGATTAGGAGAAAAAGCAATTGAACAAATCATATCAAATAGACCTTTTAACACTGTTGAAGAATTTCTCTTTAGCGAAGAGATTGCGTATTCTAAGCTTAATAAAAAAGCGTTAGATGTACTGGTCAGAGCGGAAGCGTTAAATGCTCTTGTTGACGAGCGCTTCGTAAACCTTAGACACTTTTGGCTCGCTGTTGCAGACAATCGACCGAAGAGTAGAAAGAAACTCAATGAGAATGTTGAAGAATTTAAAGATGCGGAAGATTTTACTCGCGACGAAGTAATTGAAAATAAAATAAATCTGAACGGCGTTTATCCCTTTAATCTTGTAATCACAGATAGAATCAAACAACGTCTTGACTTTCATTGCGTGAAGCCAATTTCTGAATTTGATAGCGATTTAATGGTTGCTTGGTTTATTCCTCGCGAGATCATTATAAAAACTACTCAGAAGGGCAGATTTTATTATATTGTCAAGACTCTCGACATCAATTCAGAGATGATTGATATTAAATGCTGGGGGATTAACCCGGAGAAGGACAAGATTCATTTAAATCGGCCATATATGGCAAGATTACATTACGATGAGCAATGGGGCTTTTCAACAAAACAAGCTTTAAAGAATTGGAAATTATTAGGATAAGGAATTAAAATGAATATTAAAATTTGCAAAATTAGAGAAGGCGCAAAACTTCCCACAAGAGCGCATGAGCTTGATGCTGGAATGGATATATATTATTGCCCTAACGCGGCAGAGAAATTGTATAGCACAGAAGATTATCACGTTCCACCCAAAGAGTCGCGATTGTTATCAACTGGGATAAAAGTCGATGTGCCTTATGGCCACATGCTTGAGATCAAAAACAAATCAGGAATCGCTTCCAAACGACAACTATTGGTTGGAGCTTGCGTTATAGATCCGGGTTACAGTGGAGAGGTTTTTGTAAACCTACACAATATTGGGTATTCCACCCAAGTAATAGAGCCGGGAGATAAAATTGCCCAAGCAGTTTTGATACCAATTGTTCATTGCGGCGTAGAAGAAGTTGAAGCTGCTGAGTTTTCAACTCTTTATTCAACACGCGGAAGCGGCGGGTTTGGAAGTACGGGAGATAAGTGATGAAAAGATTTAAAATAGCCGTACTTATTCTTGGGATGCTTTTTCCCATCTGCGGCAATGCTACTCCACCAGTGATTGAGTCTAATGCTTATTGGGTAACGACGAAAACGTGGACAAACGCTTATGAAAATTTGATCCGTGTAAAAGCCGTTGCAGAGGGCGTTGCCTATATTGCCCCCTTGAAAGGGAACGGTCTAAGGGACAGGCTACACAAAAATAAGGCACGAGATACTATAGTTTTTATTCCCAAGAACGCCACGTTTAAAAAGTCGTTAGATATAATTTTTTATTTTCATGGGCTGGGAGGCTTTAAAGAAAGAGACTTTAAAACAAGAGTTCTGAGGCATACTAAATCTTTTAGTTTAGAAAAAAATTATATTATTGTAGTTGCCGAGATGCCATGGTCTAAAAATACTTCAACGCCAAGGTCGCGCCAAGGTCGCGTTTTTACAGGAAAAAACCAGTTTTCTGATTTTGTAGGTTCCGTTTTGGATGTTGCCAAGGTCCATTTTAAAAGCACTTGCAAACAGACTTGTCCCTATTTGCCATATTCACACCCCACTAGAAATTTAGCGGTGGACAATGTGTCGCTGATAGGCCACAGTGCCGGTGGAAGCGCACTTATGTCTATATCTCGCTCTGGAGGATTAAATTGGTTGGAAGATGTTGCTAAAGTTAAGACACTAAAAGTGATTTTTTCAGATGCTTCTTACGGGTATTGGCTTGATACCGCGTGGAAACATTTTAAACCAAAAACAGACATTTCGATAAACTTCATTGTATTAACAAGAAAGTTTGATAAGCCTTATAGAAACGCAAAAAGATTTTTGAAAAGATTTAAAATCACACCACAAAACATCACACACCATGTTTTTAATAGACGAACGACACATGCCGACATTGGAGATCAGTCCCTCATTTGGGTGTACCTTTCTGATGAATCTGGTTGTGGCGAAGGAGAGATAGAATGAGCAATCAAATGAGTAAGAATTTTAAAAAAACCGAATTTAAATGCCGCGACGGTTCCGAGACGCCTGATGAATTAATGGACAATTTAAGAGAACTGGTGGATAATCTACAGATTATTCGTGATCACATTGGTGTTCCAATGCATATCATCTCAGGATATAGATCACCAAAATATAATAGAAAAATTGGAGGCGCAAAAAAATCGCAACACATGAAAGCTAAAGCCGCTGACATCGTAGTTAAGAGTCTCAAGCCAAAAGAATTAAGAGAAATTATTATTAATCTAATTAAAGAAGGGAAAATCAAGACAGGCGGTGTCGGCCTATACCGCAGTTTTGTTCATTACGATACTCGCGGCTGGAACGCGAGATGGAAAGGAAAGGGCGTTAAAGATTTTAGAGGAGATAACTAAATGAGCTTACACTATACTTTAAGAAAAGGAGACGAGGGCCAAGAGGTCAAGAGACTCCAAAGCAAACTACCAGTCGCCGAAGACGGCAATTTCGGTTCCAAAACCGAAAAAGCAGTAAGAGAATATCAACAACATAATAATCTAACGGTGGACGGTCTTGCAGGCAATCAAACCCTAACAGCTTTGGGAATAAGTGTGCTTCCAGCGGTAGACTTATCCAGTTGGAACGGGATTGTTGATTTTAAAAAAATGAAGTCTGCCGGTTGTTCCATTGCATGGATTAAGATCACAGAAGGAACGACGCACCAAAATCCCGGCTATCAAGAAAAGTTTGATGATGCGCGAAAAGAAGGTTTGACGGTGGGTGCATACCACTTTGGACGACCAGACACTTCTGCATCTGATCCACAAGATTGGGAGAAAGAAGCTACTAACTTTTTACTCCAGCTTGAAAAAGCTGGCTGTCATCCCGGTGATTTGTTACCCGTTCTGGATTTAGAAAAAGGAATGAAGACTGATGACAATTACAATGTGAATTGGTGTTTGAACTGGTTGGAGCTAGTTGGAAATGAAACGAATACGAGGCCATTAATCTATACGGCACGTTGGGCATGGCAACTTTTTGTGATGAAAGCAGAAGATGACTTGCAAGAGAAACTCGCTGAATATCCTCTTTGGCTCGCAAGTTATAATGATGGCATCGAACCGGAACGTAAAGTAAAAATTTGGGATGCTTGGGATGTGTGGCAGTACACTGGTTCAGGAGAAATCGATGGATGCAAAGGGCGAGTTGATCTGAATTGGATTGCCGGTGGTCAATTGAAAAGTTTACAAGTTCCATCTACTTGTGATGATTGCTGTTGTACGGAGTGCGTATGTCATCCTTAAAGCGCAAGTTTAGTAGAAAAAACGCTATCAAAGCCAAGAAAAATGCCGAAAAAGATTTAGCCGCTAAAGTTTCTTTATTTGGAGAAATAGCTGATGAATGCTTGACATGTAAAAAAAGTTTTGATAGAATGGATCGAGAGCAAGTTTCAACATGGAATGTTGTTGTACGCGAGCGAGAAGAAAAAGTTAATCTTTATTGCCCAGACTGTTGGAAGAAAGCAATTGATTTGGTTAAAGAAATGCAAGAAGGCCTCTTAAAAAGAAGAGAGGAAAGGAAATAATAATGCAACAAACTCATTTAATTTATAAAAAAGGTTTTCCGATTGATATGGAAATTGCCGAACAACTTAATTTATTGGACAGTTTTCTTCTATGGGAAGAAGAACAATCCTCAGATATTTTTTGTGAACAGTTTGAGGAAAGATTTGGCATTTACCCCGAAAGTCTTGAGCGATTTATATATGAGCACGATGGACGAATTCAAAACTTGGAAGGCTTTGAGTGGAACACTGCTTATGTGCTTTTCGATGACATTGAAAATTCATCCGAGTGGGAAGAGCTTGAAGAAACACTGGAAGAACAAGAAATTGATTTTGAGGAGGGACAATGGCTGGAGATAAACTAAGTAAAGAAGACCCCATTAACCATCCAAACCATTATAACATAAATAAAGATGGCGAGAAAGCCATTGAAACCTTCAGCTACATTCGTTCTTGGAAGATGGATTACCCTGAAAGCAATATTATTAAATATGTCACCAGACATCCCTACAAAGGTAAATCGCTCCAAGACTTGAAAAAGGCTCGTTGGTATCTTGATCAACTAATCAAAGAGGTAGAAAATGAAAACAGCCCTAACGTATGATGACGTTTTGCTTTTGCCACAATATTCTGATATAAAAAGTCGTAAAGAAGTTGATATTGGTAATGATTTGGACGACAAGATTCATTTAGATTTGCCAATTATATCTTCTCCCATGGATACCGTAACAGAATCAGCAATGGCAAAAGTTATGTACGAACTTGGTGGCTTGGGAGTGGTTCATCGTTACAATTCTATTGAAGAGCAAGTAAGAGAACTAATTGAAGTTCCACTTGCCGCAGCAGCGATTGGTGTAACGGAAAACTTTAAAGAACGCGCAAGAGTTTTAGTTTCTGCCGGAGTTGATATTCTATGCGTTGACGTCGCGCATGGACATCACATTTTAGTCGAACAAGCGATTAAAACCTTAAAAGATCTTTTTGGAGACACGGTTCATATTATGGCAGGAAATGTGGCTACAAAAGAAGCCTTTGATGATTTATCAGATTGGGGGGCCGATAGTATTAGATGTAATATCGGTGGAGGTTCAATTTGTTCTACTCGAATACAAACCGGCCACGGTTTACCGGGACTTCAGACTATTATTGATTGCTCTAAATCTGATGGAAAAGCCAAGATTATTGCCGATGGTGGAATCAAAACAAGCGGAGACATCGTTAAAGCTTTGGCCGCAGGAGCAGATTTTGTTATGCTTGGCTCAATGCTTGCCGGAACCGCAGAGTCTCCGGGCAATATTATCAAAACCGAATCTGGAATCTTGAAACAATATCGAGGCATGGCGAGCAAAGAAGCTCAAATGGATTGGCATGGTCGCACAAGCTCTAATGAGGGCGTAAGCACTTATATTGATTTCAAGGGTTCCGTAACTGAAGTTCTCGGAGATCTAAGAAAAGGAATAGCTTCGGGCTTATCTTATTCTGGAGCAAGAAATTTAGCAGAGTTTAGAGAAAAAGCTATTTTTGTTAGACAAACTCCATCAGG